TGCAAGTACTGTAGCAGGTCTTAACAATGTTACAACAAATGGAATAGGAGAGTGGGATCACCTTGTGCTTACTCAATCAAGTAGCGATAGAAAAAATAGATTATATGTTAATGGTACTTTAACAGACACATCATCAGCAGCAAGTGGATTTCATTCTACATCATCAGGAGTAAACGTAGGTGCTTACCACAACGAAACAGGAAAATTTGATGGCAAAATGAGTGTCATAAGAATTTACAATGCTGCTTTGACCGCATCAGAAATAGCGCAAAACTTTAGATCAGATTGTTTTTTAAGTTATGATTCTATTTATTCTACAAATTTAGCAATGAATTTAGATGCTGCTAATTATACAAGTGGTACTTGGTCAGATAGCGCAGGAAGTAATAATGGTACTGTAAATGGCGCAAGTTTTGACAAAGAGTTAGGTAACTTTTTTGATTTCGATGGAAGTAATGATACGATAACAGTAAGTGCAACAGCTTCAGCGCCTGTTGATTTTTCAAGCGAAACATACTCAATAGGAATGTGGGCAAATATAGAAACCCTTGCAAATGATAAAGTTTTAATTGGTAAATTTACAACAGGTAGCAATAGGGCTTTTCAAATACAAATATCAAGTAGCAACAAATTAATGGTATTAGAAAGAGGTAGTGGAAACTTTTCGATAGAAAGCACACAGACATTTACAGCTAATACTTGGTTTTATTTTCTATATACAAGAGCAGCAGGTGAAGCTAAAATATATGTAAATGGTTTGATAGATAATACAGCAAGTGCAAGTGAAACCATTAATGATGCAGGTACAACTGACATAACCATAGGTAATCAAGCAGGTACAAGTGAATTTTTTACAGGTAAGATAGGACAAGTAAAAATATATAGCGCAACACTAAATCCTGCCCAAGTAGCACAAAACTATCTAGCTACAAAGAATAATTATCCTAATACCTATCACGCAACAATAGATGGTGCAAGTTTTAGTGCAACTTCGCCTGCTTATTTCGACCTTGATGGATCAAACGACCATATAGACACAACTTTTAAAAATACAGGATTAGAAGAATTTACAATTAGTGCATACATTAGATTCGTTTCACTACCTTCAACTAACAAGTATTTTATAAATGACACTACAAATGGACACGAATATAGCGCAAGTTTTCTTTTGGGTTATTTGGCATCAAATGGTAATTGGATTTTTTACGTTGGTAATGGTAGTTCTGTAGCGCAAGGAACAACAAGCGTATCTTCAGGAATGGCGGCTAATACTTGGACGCATATAGTGTTTACTTGTGATGGTATTAACGATACAGTAAAATATTACAAAAACGGAAGTTTGTCTGCTACAGTATTAGATGGTACTGCAACAAATATTGGCTCATTTTCTAATACAGGCACAATGCAATTAGGAAGATGGGCAGGAGTAAATAATTTTCATACAGATATAGATTTCGGACAATTTAAAATATTTAACAAAACATTATCAGCAAGTGAAGTATTAGCTGAATATAATGCAACTAAATCAACTTACGGATTGTAATGATACAGGATTTAAGGACATACGGACTTTCAGCATTTGCGTTAATATTTAGTTCAATGCCGCAAGTTAATATGTACTTACAAACTGCCGTTTTAGTTTTAACGTTGATTTTAGTAATAATTCAAATATATCAAAAGACAAAATGAATTTACCAAAAAATGGAGTAGCGAAAGAAATTAGGCATTACGCAGGATCGCTTTTTATTTTTTTGTTTGTAATCGGGATCATTGTAACGCTTTTACAATTTCCGGTATTAGATTCAAACAAAGAGGTAGTAATGATGTTGATCGGAACAATTGCAGCCAGCATTCCGATCATAATTTCATCAATTACAGGAACAAAGCCTGACGATATCGAATCGCTTAAAAACTCTCTAGATAAAAAAGAAAGTCAAATCCAGCTTTTAGTATCTGCAAAAGATAGGCTTGAAGAAATGGTAATCAATCTACAAAAGCAAATGATTGAAAATCAAGACAACATGATGGACAAAATCATTTTAAAGGCGGCCATGGATTTCGACGATAAAAAATGTAATTGTAAAGAAAATAATTGAAAATCATGAAAACAAAATTTTTACATAAAATAGAAGGATGCGCAATTTGCGTAAACTGCCCAATATGTTTTATAAAATGAGAAAGTATATTAACAAATTAAAAACGGCTTGGAATAATCTCGAGTTACAAAACAAATTATTAATTTTACTTTTTGTAACTTCGGTATTATATTTAATTACAATATGGCCCTAAAATATTTTAAAATAAATGAATTTGACTCGCCTGATTTACCTGGGAGTGGTCGTAATATGGATTCTGACTTTTTGGAGATGCTGGATGTGGCAAGAGGAGCTGCTGGAGTTTCATTTAAAATCAATTCAGGATATAGAACTCAAGCGCACCACGAATCCATATACAAGAGACTCGGCAAAAAACCGACAAGATCAGCGCACCTTACGGGAAATGCGGCCGATATTGCCTGCAATTCATCGCGAGAAAGATACAAGATTCTCTCAGCTTTGCTTGAGGCAGGATTTACAAGATTCGGCGTATCAGATTCTTTCATCCACGTTGACAACGCAAATGATAAATCGCAGCATGTCATCTGGACTTACTAACACGGTGGGTAAAACCTTAGAGTATGAAGAAGAAAAAATTCAAAGACACAAAAGTTGGTAGCTTTTTACTTGAAAAGATTCCTCAAGTTGTCGGTAGCCTTGCTGGCGACTCCCCTGCTGGTAATATTGTTAGGGCTCTTATTGGTGGCTCTGAAATGTCAGACGCTGATAAGGAGATTGCGTTACGGAAACTCGATCAAGAAATCCACGAATTTGACGGAATTACCAAAAGATGGGAGGCAGACGCAAGATCGGGCTCATGGCTCGCTACGAACGTAAGGCCGCTTACCCTTGTTTTTTTCAGTTTGAGCTACGTTTTAGGCTGGTATTTAGATTATCCGCTCGATAATATATCGGGAGTATTGCAGCTCATTGTAGGCGCTTATTTTGGCTCTAGAGGAGCGGAGAAAGTATTCGGAAATAAATTACATAAATAGTGGCTCGAAATGCAATCTTTATTTACAGAGAAAAAAAGAAGAAAAAAAGGCCAGGGATTCACTCCAAAAGTAAATCTTCAAAGCTTAAATCCTCAAAGCTTTACCATAAAAAATACCGAGGCCAAGGAAAAAAATCATGAAACAAATTAGGCCAAGAATTTCAGGAAGATTACTCAGCGCCTATTACAATTTAATAAAGGAAGAGAGAAGGATTTTGATAATTGGAGATCTTCACGAGCCTTTTACCCACAATAAATATCTCGAATTTTGCAAAAATGCTTACTCAAAATACAATTGTAATCAAGTAATTTTTATTGGAGACATCATTGACTCGCACGGATGGAGCTATCACGAACACGATCCGGACGGAATGTCAAGCAAAGACGAGTTAAATCTTGCAATAAAAAAAGTATCTAGATGGTACGAAGCATTTCCAAAAGCTGACGTATGCGTAGGGAATCACGATCGCATGGCATCTCGAAAAATGTTTACCGCAGGAGTGCCTCAAAAATGGATCAAAGGGTATAATGATGTTTTAGGAACTCCAGGGTGGAATTGGATTGAATCCATTGAGTATGACAATGTTTTATACGAGCATGGAGAAGGATCAAAAGCTTTTATGAAGGCCCGCAACAATATGGTATCAAGCGTATGCGGCCATCATCATACAGACGCTGGGGTAATGTGGTTTGTTGGTAAAAAATTTAGAGTTTTTGGAATGCAAGTCGGCTGCGGAATTTCTCCTACTGCTTATGCTGCGGCTTACGCAAAACATTTTAAAAGGCAGGCCCTAGGATGCGGCATTGTTTTGGGCGGACATACTGCCTTTAATCTTTTAATGAAATTATAAATTTTTAATTTTTTTCAGATTTTTCTTTTTTTTTAATATTTTTGATTATCTTGCGTAACAAAGGCAGAAAAAAAACGGCTGCTACTCTCAGACAAATCAAATCGTTTTTAACTTAAAATGAAAAAAAATGACTTTAAATCAGAAAAAAACGTTAAATAAAAAGATCGTTCAAATATCAAAATTGAGCAATAAATTAAGATTGCATTTTATCTACGATGAAGGATTAATTTTTGAAGATGCAGAAGGCGCAGTCTTAGAAATTCTTAAAGAGTGCATGAATCCAAAAAATCTTAATATTGAGGATTGTAATGTATGCATTATTGCGCTCAAATCTTTATTGAAAAATTATGAATTTGAAGGTCAAAAAAGTTGATATTTAAATTTTAATCATGAATAAATTAAAAACTTTGTTATCGGTAAGCGAGGTTTCTGAGAGAATCGGAATCAGCGCTTACCTTGTTAAACAAGAAATCCAAAAAGGAAAGCTGAAAGCAACCCAATACGGGAAAAGCTTTTATATTCACGAAGAGGATTTCAACAAATATGTAAATCACTAACTTTAAAAATAGAACACAATGCAAAAAAGTAATATTAAATCAATAATACCAAATGGAGAGTTTTCAAACGATTACGGAAAATTCTTCGGCTTTAGATATGAATTTGCAAACGGCGAGGTAGGCCTGGCAAATCATAAAACCAACGAGCCAAGATATAAGGTGGGAGATTCAGTTTCGTATGAAATCTCCGGATCTGATAATTTTGGAAACAAACGAATCAAATTTATTGAAGAAGTAAAGCCTCAAAACGGCGGCAAAACTAGAAACGGAAACGGCCAATACGACACAATGTGTTTGTCTTATGCCAAAGATCTCGTAATTGCAAAAATTATTCCTTTTGAAAAGATGTATGAGATCTCTGATGAAATGCACGATTACATTAAAGAAAAAAGAAATGGGTAATATTTTTGACGACGTTGACGACATAATTAAAAATCAAATCAGAATTGAAAAAGCTCTTGACAAAGCGCTCGAAGATTTAACTGATTCGGAAAATAAAAACTTGTATAAATCAAAAATGAAAATAGTATGGAAAAAGAAAAAGTAAATTTGTCTTCTGAGCTCGAGTCAGCTCAGGACAAAATCATAAGTCAAAGAAGAACGGGCCAAATGTTCGTAGATGATGTTGTAAGAAAGGTCAAAAGAGGAGATATTACGGCCTCCTTTGCAGCTCTTCAATTCAAAAGATTTGTCCAAATGGTAAACAATGGAATTAAAGAAATTGAAGATCAAGCTCAAGATGAACTCCTGGCAGTAGATTATTACGCTCACGGGGATTATAAGCTTTCTTTTAGAGAAGGGCCGAGGCTTGTAGATTACTCAGAATGCGAAGAAGTCGCTAAAATGACGGAAGATTTGCAAAAAATGAAATCGCACCTCAAACACGCCCTTATAGGCGTAGAGAAAGGCACGACAATGCTCCAGCCAAATCATGAGTTTGTAGATAAAAACGGAGAAATCAGAAAGCTTCCAAAATGGAAAAATGTAAAAAATTCAATAGTATTGACAAAATTATGAAAGAAACAGATTTACTCGAAAGGCCGTACGCAAAAATGCGGCCTTTACAAAATTTTATTTTAGGAGAATATTACATTGACATAACATCAAAATCAAGGCGGAGAGAAAAGATTGATCTAGTAAAAATTTTTGTGCATTTTATTAAGGAAAATTATCCAACAATACCATACTCGACAATAGGTAAATTTTTAAACAGAAATCATGCTACAATGGTAGTTGCAAAACAAAGACACGATGATTTATGTGAGGGAGATTTGGAATTTAAAAAAAAATCTGATTATCTTCAATCTAAATTTAATAAATTGATCTCAGATGAATCCGATCCCTGGAAAAGAAAACTTGAATTTATGATTGAAAATTCATCCGAAAAAATGAGAAAGATTTTTTATCATGCAATCATGATTGCAAAAACGCATACAGAAAAATGAGCAAAGATCCTGCCTTTTTATTTTACCCGAGCGACTTTCAAGCTGGCACAATGTTTCTAAACGATGAGCAAGTAGGAAAATACATCCGATTGCTTTGCGCTCAGTTTCATCATGGCAGGCTCAAAAAAGAACACATGATTAACATATGTAAAACATATGATCAAGATATCTTTTCGAAGTTTAAAAAGGACTCTGAAGGCTTATTTTATAACGCAAGGCTCGAAGATGAGATCCAAAAAAGAAAAGCTTACTCGGAATCTAGGAGGAAAAACAGAATGAAAAAACCTGATCATATGAAAAACATATCTAAAACATATGTAAAACATATGGAAAATAGAAATAGAAATATAAATAAAAATAAAGTTGAAGATAAAATTGAAATTTTTCCCTCCTTTGATGATTTTTGGGATTTGTATGACAAAAAAATTGATAAACCAAAGTGTTTGAAAAAATGGCGCATCCTTAAACAGAAAGAAAAAGAGGCCATCATGGATCATATTCCGGATTACTTAAAATCAACGCCGGACAAATCTTACAGAAAAAATCCGCATACTTATTTAAATAACTCATCGTGGGAAAATGAAATTATTATAAAAAACAAAAAAAATGAAATCAGTTCAAAATTTACAAGAGAAATCATTACAGGCCTTAGATCTTAAAAACGCGCTAAGCCTTAAAGTAACCTCAATAGAAAAAGCGGTAAACTCTGCTTCTCCTAGTCTTACAAAAATGTCGAAATTGGCCAGCAAAGAAAAGGCAGGTTACTTGATTATGGGCCTTCTTGTAAACATGAACAACAAATTAAAATTCAAAGAGAAACTAGAGGAAAACGAAATACGCGGGCTTTCTGAGTCTATATTTGACAAATATTATTATTTTAAAATTTCAGACTTTGTATTTGTTTTCAATAAGATTTCAGACGGAGAAATTGATCTTTTTGGATCTCTCTCGCATAGAGATGTAATGAAAGCTTTGAACGAACACGCAAACATAAGATATAAATATTTAAAAAAATGATAATAGAATTAAAAGCAACCCTCTTAGAAAAAAGAGATCCTGAGCTTCGAGGCAATAATTTTGAAATCCAGCCTTTTTTACTTCAAGTTGGAGATAAAAAATTGTATTTAGAAGCGGTAGGAATGTATTCAGGAATTGCAAACGGAATCAATGAGGGAGATGTAGTTTTTTGCAAAGCTGCAATCTCATCAAATCCAAGAAAAGACAATCCTGATAAATACTGGACTAATATCAATTTGATTGAAATGCAAAGCAGCCTCAATACAGATGCGCTTACTGAAGATCAAAACAAAGAAAACGATTTACCCTTTTAAATTGAGACCGATGAGCCAGTATAGCAATTGGGGATTACAGATTCGGGTAAATCCAAAAAAATATTACAAGTATAAAATTTACGAAGATGGTAAATATTTAGCCCGCAGGCAGACGCTTGCAGCAGCTAGAGAATATATAGACGAAATAATTAACACAAAAATTTTAAAAAATGAGCAGAAGTTACCCAATATGGAACGAAATTAATTCTTGCGCTTATTCTGAAGCAGGAAAAAGGACAGGAAATAAATCTTACGGAGTGAAAGAGCATTCTGAAATTAATGTAAAAGTAGGGAGCTCAGCCTCTCACTCTTTTGATTTTTGCCAAATTAAGCAAACAAAAAAACGATTTGGACAATGGTCAAGCTTTCAAATTTCAATTGATGGCAAAATCATAAAAAGAGCGTATTTTAATAATAAAACAAAAAAATTTACGAGAAGAAAACCTAAAGAAATAAAAATTTAAAAAAATGGACGGAGTAATAATAAATGAAATATTTGAGCATTTCAGAGAACAAAAAAGAAAAATCAAAAAAGCTGAAGAAATTGAAAAAGCAAAACATATTTTAAAACAAAATGATTACCTTGTTGAAAAGAAGAGCAAATAGCTTGATCCTCTTTACGGATTATTTTTTTTCATTTTGTGATTTGTTTGAAGGCCTCTTTGAAAACCCGTAAGTTTTTGAGGAGGCTTTTATGTAAAAAAAAAATTATACCTTAGTATAAAAGAAAACATTTGATTACCAAATACAAACAAAAGACAATCCCTCAGCTCAAAGCTATTGCTGCCAGGCATTTTCATAAATTCATCCGAGAAAGAGACAAAAAAAAGCCTTGCATATCTTGCGGCAAATATGGCGCTTTGCAAGCTGGCCACTATTATTCGGCCGGTCAATACCCTTCTTTGCGATTCTCAGAATTAAATGTACACGGCCAATGTTTACAATGCAATTATTTCAAACATGGAAATCTCATAAATTACACTCACAATATTGTAGATAGGATCGGAGCGCTAGAATTTGGAGAGCTCAAGCTCAAAGCTGACTTATCAAAGAGAGATCGTTTCAAATGGGATCGCTTTTTTTTGATTGAAATCATCGAGAAATACAAAGAATTAAACAAAAAATGACAAAGAAGGAGGCCCTTGATTTATTTTATAAAAATTACAATCAAATTAAAAGAATATCAAGAAACGTAGAAAGAGAAATCAAGCCCAAAGGGATATACCATGAGGATATTACTCACGAATTTTATTTAAAAATATATTCAGAGATTGAAAAAATTGAAGAAAAACCTGAAGAAGTAATCAAATTTGTAGACCGGTTTTACTGGGGTAAATCGTTAAAAGTATATAGGGCAATTAAAAACCTCTTTTTGGATTTTCTAGATCGAGAAAATAAATACATCTCTTTTGATTTTAATAAAATGAGTTTAAATGAAAGAAAAAAACTGATCCAGGAAAGTCAAGAGGAAGGCCAAAAAAAGACAATTGATCAAAAAGTAGATGAAATAGTTGATACGTTTTACTGGTTTGACAAAAAACTTTTCAATCTTTATAGATATCAATTTAAAACTCATAAAGCAAAAATGAGCAAAGCTACAAACCTGAGCGTGAGCACAATATATAGAACAGTAAAAAGATGCAAAATAAAAATAAAAAAAGCTTTAAAAAATGAGTACTTCAAAAAGTAAAGGCCTGGGAGATCAAATTGAAAAAATTACTAAAGCTACAGGAATTAAAGCAGTAGTAGACAAAGTCTCAGAGGTAACAGGAAGGCCGTGCGGATGCGATAAAAGAAAAGAGATTTTAAATGAATGGTTTCCAGCAAAAGGAATGCTGAAAAAATCCGAACACGATTACTTGACAAATTTCTTCAAATATTACAACGGGACAACTTTGAGAGATGAAAAACAAATGAAAGATCTTTTTCAAATTTATAATCGAGTTTTTAAAACCAGGCAAAAAGCCACAAACTGCTCTTCATGTTTAAAAAGAATTATTGATCAATTAAAAGATAAATACAAAGAGTATGAGAAAGCTTGAAAAAATATCAAAAATAAAACCGCATCCGGAAAACCCGAGAATCATCAAGGATCAAAAGTTTAAAAAACTTGTAAAGTCTTTGAAGGATTTTCCTGAAATGATGGAAAAAAGGCCAATCGTTGTAAATAAAAATATGATTTGTTTAGGAGGGAATATGAGATTAAAAGCTGCAAAAGAAGCAGGCCTAAAGGAGATTTGGATTGACGTAGCAGATTGGCCAGAGGAAAAGCAAAATGAATTTATTATAAAAGACAACGCAAATTTCGGAGAGTGGGATTTTGATGTATTGGCCAATGAATGGGATTCAGAGCTTTTGGATGATTGGGCGGTCGATGTTTTTCATTTTAAAGACGAAATGAGCAATGACAGACTTTACCCTGGAATGAATCCTGATCAAGAGCTTGAAGGTTTTTTAAACGCAGAAATAAAAAGATTTTGCCTTGCTTATGAATCCGGAACATTTGAAAAGGTCGTAGATTGGTTAAATAAAAAAATCGATGATTTAGGATTGAAAAATTATTCTGAATTTATTTTAAAATTAATGGAACAAGATGAAAAAAATTGAATTAAAAAAAATTACAGATTGCAAAAATCTGCTCAAAACAACGCCAAAAAAAGAGCATTACGATTACGTTATTGATGAAGACGTAATTTTTATGAAAGAAGGCAAAGCAGTAGGGCTTTACAAAAAGATCGAAAAAGACAAATTAAAAGGAATAAGACACGCAGCTCTTACGACCAAATATCAAAAGACGTCAAGAACGAGAGGGATTTCAACTCAAAGCAGCGTATTTGGAACGCTTCCAAGAATAGCCAGGAGAAACGATTTTTGCAGATTGACGAGGCAATCAACAAAAGAAAAGCAAAACACAAACATTGTTTTTTCATTTATGAGCGAGCTCAAAAAAATATATAAAAAACATTTGCCGAATCATTTTGAAATTGATTTAGAAATAGTCAAAAAAAATGTAGAGGCAGATTACAGGCTTGACAAGGAATCGCCTTTCTTGACTTGCAACATTAACGTAAATCACGCAATAAAATATCACAGAGATTCAGGGAATTTCAAAAAAAGCCTTTCAAATGTTTTAATTTTAAAAGGCGGAATTTTAGGAGGAGAGCTTGTCTTCCCTGAGTACAGATTTGCCCTTTCTCAAGATGACGGATTTTTATCAATATTTGACGGCCAAAATGAAATCCACGGAGTAATGCCAATTTATAAAGTAACAGAAAATCCTTACAGAGCTTCAATCGTATATTATTCTTTGGAGCAGATGAAGCATTGTTACCCTTATAAAATGGAAGTTGAAAGGCTTCAAAACGTATCAACTGAAAAAGCAATCAGAAGAGCTAAAAATGTAAACCCAATAAAACCTCATGAAAATTAATCTGCTTGATTTATTTAGTGGAATAGGCGGCTTTCATTTAGGACTTGAAAAAGCAGGATATAAAATCAACTCCTATTTTTCAGAAGTAGATAAATACGCAATCGAAGTATATAAAAATAATTTTAAAAACTCAAACTATGTCGGATCAGTTACAGATGTTCAATCAAAAGACTTACCCAAAATCAACGCAATCACTTTCGGATCTCCTTGCCAAGATTTTAGCCTCGCTGGAAAACGTAAAGGGATGGAAGGAAGTAGAAGCTCCCTTATTAGCGAAGCAATTAGACTCATCAGCGAATGCAGACCAGACTTTTTTATATGGGAAAATGTTAAAGGAACTTTCTCCACAAACTCTGGCCAGGACTTTTGGGCAATTATCCAAGCCTTTGCCAACATTGGGGGTTATAGACTCGAATGGCAACTGCTTAATACAAAGTGGTTTCTCCCCCAAAATAGAGAGAGAATCTACCTTGTCGGATATCTTGGAGGAAAAAGCGGAGGACAAATATTTCCTATCGGACAATGCTATAAAAGGGATGTTGTCGAGAAAGAAACTTCCGCCTGTATCACAAAAAGTTATCACAAAGGAGTAAACTTTGACAATCAACTTATCAAAATCAAATCAGCTACAAAAAGAGGATACGAATTAGCAAAAGAAGGAGATAGTGTTAATTATGCGTACCCGAATTCAAAATTAACAAGAGGCAGAGTTGGTAAAGGAGTATCTCAAACTCTAGATGCTGGATGTCAAATGGCAGTAGTTCCTGCAAGAGCAAGAGAGGATGGATCTGGACAACCAATAATACAAAATCAATCAAAAATTAGAAGATTGACACCTTTAGAATGTGAAAGACTTCAAGGATTCCCGGATAATTGGACAAAATACGGAACACAAGGAATCATATCAGATACACAGAGATACAAAATGTGCGGCAATGCAGTAACAGTAGATGTAGTTGAAGCAGTCGCAAAAAGAATAATAACACAGAAAAAACACAGAGAAAATGGCAAATAAAGAAAATTTAAAACTATGGAAACCTGGAGAGTCAGGCAATCCAAAAGGTAGGCCTAAAGGCTCTCTAAATCGCTCAACAATAGCGAGAAAATGGCTTCATACAACGAGCAAAGTAATCAATCCTATTTCAGGAGAAGAGGAAACATTGACTCAGGAAGATATCGCAACGCTGGCCCTTATTAAAAAAGTAAGAAACGGAGACGTAAACGCTTACAAGGCTTTGATGGATTCAAGCTACGGCCAGCCAAAAGAAACAATTGATTTAAATCAAATAGCAGAGCAACCTCTTTTTACCCATGTTTCAGAAAACGACGGCAATACTCAAGATACAGAAACTAAAAAAGAGAAATAGAATCATCCAGGGCGGTACATCGGCCTCCAAAACTTTTGGGATTCTTGCTTGTCTTATTGATCATTTAGCTTTAAATCCTGGCCTTGAATGTTCAGTAGTAGCCCAAACATACCCGCATTTGAAAAGAGGCGCTCTCAGGGACTTTAAAAAGATCATGGAAATGACTTCGAGATGGTTTCCGGCCCGTTACAATAAATCATCCTCTACTTACCAATTTTTAAACGGATCGACGATTGAATTTTTTTCGGCTGATATTGAATCCAAATTGAGAGGAGCTCGAAGAAATATTCTATTTTTAAATGAGGCTAATACCATACCATACGATGCTTACATCCAATTAGCGGTAAGGACATCTGATTTTTTATACATTGATTTTAATCCTACCCACGAATTTTGGGCGCATACTGAGCTAAAATCTGACGCCGACACAGATTGGCTTGTATTAACTTATAAAGATAATGAGGCCGCTCCTGAAGCTGCGGTAAATGAAATATTAAAAGCAAAAGCAAAAGCAGAAAAAGGTAATTCATTTTGGCAAAATTGGCATGACGTTTACGGCCTGGGGAAAATCGGAAAGCTCTCGGGAGCTATTTTTCAAAATTGGGAGATCGGGGAGTTTAAAGAAATATCAAAATCAATCTTTGGCCAAGATTACGGAATGAACGATCCAACAACTTTGATACAAACATCAATTGACAAATCAAGAAAAATCATATACGCAAAAGAATGCTTTTACCTGCCAAACCTTGTTACTTCAGAAATTGCAAAACTAAATAAAAGATACGCTGGAGATAATTTGATCGTAGCAGATAGCGCAGAGCCTCGATTGATATCGGAGCTTTCAAAGCAATCAAATATAAAACCCTCGATTAAAGGCCAAGGATCGGTCAATTTTGGTATCTCTATGATCCAAGATTACCAAATTATTGTAGATCCAAAAAGCCACAATTTAATAAATGAACTTAAAAATTACATTTGGCTTGAGAAAAAAAGTCAAACTCCGATCGATAATTTTAATCATTGCATCGACGCGCTTCGATACGCAGTATCTTTTCAATTAGCAAATCCATATGCAGGAGAATACCACATTATTTAAAAAACCTAGACCGAAAATGAAGAGTACAATCGTTTAATATATAAGAGCCTTTAAAATGATAAAAAGCAAATTAGAAGTACCGAACAAAATGGCAGAGGTAACCCTCGGCCAATACCAAAAATTCAGCAAGCTTTTGAAGAAAGACTCTGATCCGGATTTTGTAAATAAAAAAATGGTAGAAATTTTTTGCGGAATCCCTCTCAAAGAAGTCGATAAAATCAAATACGAATCCCTTCTGAAGATCATCGAAGCGCTTTCAAAAATATTCAAAGAAACGCCTGATCTCGAAGAAAAATTTGAAATGAACGGAATAAAATACGGATTTCATCCTCAGATCTCAGAAATGACTTTTGGAGAGTTTGTAGATCTTGATACTTTTGCTGGAGATTGGAACACAATGCACAAAGCCCTGGGAATATTATACAGGCCCATCACAGACGAATTTAGAGGATCATATTTGATCGAAGAATACGACGGAACAAAAGAGACTTACATGGATAAAATGCCGCTAGACATAGCAATGGGTGCAATTTTTTTTTTATCAAATTTAAGAAGCGAACTCATGAGCGCTACCCTCAATTATTCGAAGAAAGAACTCAAACGGAATATCTCACAAGTCAACAAGTTTTCGGGGAAAAGTGGGGGTGGTATTCTTCGCTCTTTTCATTATCTGGAGGCAATGTTACAAAATATGAAGAAGTAGAAAAATTAAATTTAAATCAATGTCTAACTTACTTGACATTTGTAAAAGAAAAAAATGAACTCGAAAAACAACAACTCAAAAATGCACGCAAAAGAAGATCTGATTGATTCTTTGTATGAAAGAGATTTTCTTTCAGATGATGAAGAGATCATTTTATCCGATGGATTCGAAAACGCTTTGATTGGAGTATCTGCTGGAGATCAAAAAATTGCAATTTACGACTTTTGGAAGGCGCTCGATTGCATTATGAAACACGAAGAAAACGTAGATTTTGATGAGGCTTTGGAATGGCTTGAAGATTTTTCAAAACATAAAATACCAAATGCTGAGAATATAACTCCAATTTTTGTAAAGACTTTATGAATTCATATTTCAAAATAATTGACGATTTAAAAACGGCCTTAATCAATGAGCCTTTTATCAATAATGTTTCAAGCGGAGATATTTACGAAGTAGATCTCAAGAAGATTACAATCTTTCCCCTGGCTCACATAATCGTTGACAATATCTCAATCGAAACAAACGTAATCAATATGAGCTTGAGCTTGCTTTTGATGGACATTGTTGATTTTAGCAAAGAAGCAAGTACGGATCAAATTCGGGGGAATAATAACGAAATGGACGTAATTAATAATATGATGAACGTAGCAGCAAGATTACAGGCCCTTCTTCAAAGATCAACAACTTACAGAGAAACTTACGAGCTTGCAACGGGATTTTCATGCGCTCCTTTTCAAGAAAGATTCGAAAATAATCTTGCAGGCCTTTCGGTAGATTTTACGATTAATATGGAAAACACAATGACCTCCTGCTAATGGCCAAGATCAGCGATTTAATGAAATTAACAAAACAAGCCCTCGAAGACTTTGGAAAAGACGTTACAAAAAATTCCAAAAAAAGATTTTTGAGAAAATACAAAGATCAAAAATTCAGATCGTCAAAAGGAAAGCTTTACAAATCAATTGATTACGAGCTTGAAATTGAGAGAAGAGATTTTCTTTTAAAGTTTCCATTTATGAAAGATATTGATTACGCAAAATATGTAGATCAAGGAGTCAAAGGAAAAATTTCATCTTACTCAGTTTCAAAAAATTCTCCTTTTAAATTTGGATCAGGAACAGGCAAAAAAGGAGGCTTGACAAAAGGAATTGAAAAGTGGATCAGAAAAAAGAGGTTTCAATTTAGAGATAAAAAATCAGGTAAATTCATGAGCTATGAATCAATGACGCATTTAATCAGCAGAAAAATTTACAATCAAGGAATCCCGGCCAAAAAATTTTTTACAAGATCATTTGACGAAGCTTACAAGAAATTACCAAAAGAATTGATCGAAGCTTTTGCTCTTGATATCAAAAACCAATTTAAAAATTATACGACTAAATGAGTACAATCATAAATGCAAGAAGCCCTTTTTTTATAAGCGCAACAACGCCTACTACATCTTTTGGCACATTTGCTTGCGGGGATGCTCAGCTCGAAGGCTTCTCCGTTGCTAGCGACGGCACAGTAACTGAGCCAAATATTTTAAGAGGCACAATAATTGGCAGTAGCGCAACAGGTTTTACAGAAAAAAATGTAGGAGATGGGCCATCTGACAGAACAGTAACTTACACGATCCGAGTGCCTAGCAATTATAACAACTCAGGCGATACGATTGATTGCGATGTAACGGCCACTCAAGTTGCTCCAGCAGCTGGAGCTAATGGATGCGTATCCGCAAATAATAATAAAATGGCTTCTTTTAGCGGCCCAATTTCTGACATTACAAATTTGACATCAACTACAATTAGTTTAGCTTCTTTTTTCACTCAGCAATCAGGAGCAACATTTAAAAAATACGAGGTTATAAGGTACGGAGATTCGGCCGTCAGTTTCTCCCTTTCAGACTCAACGTCAATATCATCTACATTGACGATTTCTACGGCGACTGACTCCGTATCTGCGACCTTTGTTGTGCAAGCTCATAACAACGGAGACACTTGCGTTGAATCTTCAAACCCTTTCACCGCTACCTCTCCTTCTACTTTTGCTCTGCATTGTACCACAGATGATTCCAGCAATAAGCCGGTAAGCGTATCAGGAGGGAACATTGCAAGCGATGGAACAGTAAGAGTGGCAAATCATTTGCGAGGAATTAGATCTGACATAATAATCGCGTCAATTGGAGGCGTAGCAGATGGATCTACCAGCATTAAATCAACTTTGACAGTAGGAGCAAATGCAACGGGAAGCGTAAGAACAGTAGTTTTAAATTATATCTTTACTGTGCCTCAAGGTTACTCAAATTATGGATCAGGATCTACCACTCTGACCTGCCCGATTTCGTATCAGCAAGATCCTACCAGCACGACGCCTACGCTTGACTGCGCAAATATTACTTTTAAAGGTTTTAGGATAACAAATACCGGAGATATCATTTTTGCAGATGCAACGGCCCAGCTAAACGATGGCCAATTTTTGACAATAACAGACGTTACATCAACTTCGGGAGATCATTTTTTTGACAAAGTAGGAACGAAAACGCCTCGAGCTCTTGATGTGTTTGTTACGATTCCGACGGGGTATGTAGATGCTGGAACAATAAAAGAGTGCCCAAGCGCTATTACAGAGCAGCAACCGGCCCAGCACGGAGGATGCTCGGCCTCTCCGAATGCTTTTATAACAGATCAAGCCTTTGATGATATTGACGACTTCTGCGCTAAGCAAAACGGCCACACAGTCAAAAGGCAAATAACAGGAGATGGAACTCTCGGCGCTATAATTTGTGAAGTTTTTGGAGATGGAAGCAAGCGCACATTCAACGGGCAAAATTTATTTTACGGATATAGCTCTACCCTTGATAGTACAGGAGCTGGAAATATTGGCGGCGAATGGAAGGCGATTAGAATCTCAGAGTTTGGAATTGTAACGGAGGTATCTGACAAAAACTGCGACTCCGGAGACACCGATTAAAAATTGAAAACATGGCTTTAAAATCAGCAACGATACAAATATTTATTTACTCAGGTACTCAAGGGAGTTACTCTGACTCAGATCTTAAATACACGATCTCAAAAGAAAGAATTTCAAGTAAATCAAATATTCTTTTTGAAATTGCAAATCTTGTAAGAGATTACATCACTCATGAGTTCAACAACGATTACCCTTCCGCTACTCAATGGGTAACAGTAGTTCAAACCCTTTTTGATAGCGATACAAACGCCGTTTACGCGACAGGAGGCACAGTTACAAATCATTACGTTTTAAAAGATGGATTCGGGGATTTCGAAGACGAAATCAATCCGCAGCTCTCTACAAATTGCTTGATTACTTCTGACAATATTTATTTACCCGAGGGAACGGCTGGAAAAATTCCAATATTTGCGGAAGGAGTGGGAAAATATGTAATCGGATCAACCACAACCCAGGTAACAGATTCTGGAAATTCAAACCAAAAAATACAATACATTGCCGTGCCTGCTGACACGACAAATGATGTCGTAATATATGCAACAAATGACTCGGATATCGTAAAAACAATAAAAGTAAATCTAGTATGCGAGCCGAAATTTACATCTTACAAAGTTACTTTTGTAAATAAATATGGAGCGTATGAAGATTTTTTCTTCTTTAAAAAAACCACAGAGCGATTTAGCGTAACGGATGAAATACACAAAAGAAATAATATCAATACTTCCTCAGTTTCTTATGCAACAAATAAAGGCCAAAGAGAAAGATACGGAGTAAACGCCGTAACTACTTTGGAAATGAACACCGGATACATCCTAGAAAATGCAGTAAGCTCAATTGAAGAAATGTTTTTGTCTGAAAACGTGTGGATCAGATTTGACGGGAAGACGCTTCCGGTCATTCCGAAAAGTAAATCTTTTGTTCAAAAAACGGGCCTTAATGACAAGCTTATCAACTATACCGTGCAATTTGAATTTGCTTTCAATCTGATCAATAATATTAGATAAATGAAAGAATTACAAATTCAACTTTTTATAAATGATCAAGAGCTTGAATTGCATGACAATGAAACAATCACTCTCACTCAAACACTTCAGGACGTTCTTGATTTTTCAAAAGTATTTACAGATTACACTCGAACTTTTAACGTACCAGCTTCAAAAGTAAACAACAAAATTTTAAATCATTATTACATCCCAGGATTAAGAGTGGATGACTTTGACGTGCAATCTAAATTTGACGCAGAATTATTTTTGAATTACAAGCCATTCAAAAAAGGAAGGGTAAGGCTGGAAAATGTGCAAATGGAAAATCACAGCCCTATAAATTACCGAATTACTTTTTTTGGAAATACAATAAAATTAAAAGATTTGATCGGAGATGATCGATTGTCAGATCTTGAAATTTTAGGAGATATTCAATTGCAGCTTACATATACCGCAACGGAGGTAATCGCAAAAATGCAGGATGGAATTGATGTGCAAGTTAACGGAGAAAATATTACCGACATGATAATTTACCCGCTAATAACTCATACGTCTCAATTATTTTACAACTCAGGAGATGATACCGCCGGCACAAATAATCTTTATTACGGATCAAATTCTCACGGAGTAGTTTTTGATCAATTAAAACCTGCGGTGCGCTTAAATGGCTTATTAGAGGCCATTATGCAAAGATATAACATCACTTTTTCAACTGATTTTTTTTCAAGCACCAATCCAACCTGGAATAATTTATACATGTGGCTTCACAAAGATAAAGGCTCTCTTATCAATACAGACGACAATCGACACTTTTCAAATATTTACGGGAAATGGTTTGACGCTGGCACAAGTTTTATCAATAAAAGCGGAAACAGGCACAAAAGATTGCTCGCTGGTTTTTCCACCAAAGGAATTACAGGGTATAAAAACGGGATTGTATACGGGAGTTATAGAGGAGAAAGGTACATTGATATAAAAATAGAAACGGCAGCAACTGAATACGACTTCAGGCTAGTAGCTGGAAGAGAGGTTTTATTTGAAGGAAATTTCTCAGGTAATTCGCATCCGATTAAATTATCGGATGAATTAAAAATGATCAAACCAAACTCAAACAAAGATTACAGAAATCACAGGCCCGAAATTGCTTGCAGCGAAAACGCTTCTTTTACGATTACGATGAAAGTGTTTGAAGCCAAAGATCAAGATTCAAGCTTTGCATCAGCAAAAGCAACGCACGCCTCTTCAACTTTTTACCGAACAAATCCAGCCGAAGAAATTCCTGATATGAAAATCATGGACTTTTTGACCGGCATATTTAAGATGTTCAATTTGACGAGTTATCTTGACGAAGATACAAATATTATTGAGGTAATTCCTTTGAATGATTGGTACAATTCATCTACTGCAACTTACGACATTACGCCGTATATGGATCTTAAAAAATCCGAAGTATCGGTGCCTTTGCCTTACCAGGAGATCGATTTTTCATACGAAGGAAATGAGACTTTTTTCTCTTTTTTTCACAAACAAAGATCAAATAATTTAGTGTGGGGAGCTCTATCTTACAACACTTCAAACGAAACAGGAAAAAAATACGATGTGAAATTACCTTTTGAACATATGAAATTCGAGAGGCTTAGAGATGCAAATGGTGGGGCCAACACAGATATACAATGGGGGTGGTCAGTCGATAAAAATCGCGAGTCAATGGTCGGTAAACCTTTGATTTTTTACGCCAAAAAACTTACAGGAGCTACGGCTATTACAGCGCTAGAGACCTCTTCAGGAGTTCGGCATCAACTTACAACCTATTACATACCGAGCAATCTCTCAGATCCCACATCAAATACAAATCAAAGCATACATTTCGGCGCAGAAAGAAACGAGTATTTGCTTGGAAGCGCTAGCAAATCGCTTTACAGAACTTTTTACGAGACTTACATTGATGAAATATTTTCCAAAAGCAGAAGGATTTTTAAATACAAAGCTTTTCTTCCGCTAAACGTAATTTTAAATGTAGAGCTCAATGATCGATTAATAATTTTTGACGATCTTTTTAAGATTAACAAAATCACAACTAATTTCGAAACAGGAGTTTCAGATCTTGAGCTTATAAATGAAGTGCAAAACTTTGTTGTGCCGATCGGAGACGCAATCGGAGATGTAATAAAAACAATTGATGAAGATTCTCTTGTAACAATAGACACAACAAAAATTACAATTGACAAACAGACAATCCGAATATGAGAGATATACTTGACATGCTTATCCTGGCAAAAAACAAAGGAATCAGAGGAAAATACATTGACGTTGCTCTTGGGAAAAAGAAAATCCCGGAATCATTGAAAGAGGTTTTTAAATTAACAATACTAAAAAATGGCAGAAAAAATTACAGTTGATCTCGAGGCCCGATTTGGAGACATAGAAAAAAAACTGAAAGCCGTAGAATCTGAGCTAAAAGATGTAGGAAAAACGGCAAAAAAAACAAGCAAAGGAATTGGCGGTATCGGTAAGGCCATTTCAGGAATTGGCGCAATATTAACCGGAGGGCTATTCAAAGCAGGCGCGGTAATATTTGAAAAATTAATGGAGCTTTTCATGAGCAATCAAATGGTAGTAACAACCTTAAATACTGCAATGAATGGCCTCAAAATAGTTTTCAATGATTTTGTGGGGGTGGTCGTTGATACCATTTCAAACATTGGAGATTTTGGAAAATCAATAAAAGAATCAATCATCAATACCCTTACTGCTGCATTTAAGCCGTTAAAACTTTTGGGAGAGGCTTTTATGAAATTATTAAAAAGAGATTTCTCTGGAGCTTTGGAAACATTAAAAGAAAGTGGAAGTGCAGTAGTAGACAATTTCAACAGCGTAAAAGAAGGAGTGAACAATGTAAGAAACGGATTTAAAAACGGAGTCAAAGCAGTAACAGATTATGCCAAAAGCACGGCAAAGGCAGCAGTAGAGCTTACGAAATTAAACTCTCAGACAGGCCTCGCAATAGCTGAGAATGACAAATTGCAATTTATATACCAAAGACAAGCAGAGCAGCAAAGGCAAATCAGAGACGACGTTTCAAAAAGCATTGAAGAGAGAATTGAGGCCAACAACAAACTCGGCGAAGTTTTAGAGGAGCAGCAAACGCTCCAGCTTGCAAACGCTCAAAAGCTAGTAGATCGAGCAAAAGCAAATCTTGCAGTAGATGAAAATAGTATTGAAAATAGAGAAGCGCTGATTGAAGCAGAAAAAAATTACGCTGACGTTTTAGAAAATATTGAGGGCTTCAGATCTGAGCAAGATGTAAACAGGGTAGCTCTAGAGCAGGAGCTCCTCGATCGAGAAAATGCAAAATCTGAGGGAGAGACAAAAAGATTCATCCAGCGTAAAGAAATGGCAGCGCAAGAAATTGAAGACGAATTGCTCAGAATTAAAACTCTTATAGAAGTAGCAGAGCAAGAAAAAGAGCTTGAGCTTGAAAGGCTGCAAAATAAAATCGATAAATACAAAGAAGGAACTCAGGCCCGAGTAGATGCAGAGCAAGAGTATGAAGATTTCAAAGTAGCGTCAGAGCAAAAAATCCAAGACCTTGAAAAACAAGGAAACGACATAAAAAAGAAAAACACAGAAGAAGAAAATAAAAGAAAAAAAGCGCTTGTAGACGCGGCAATCGCGCAAGATCAAGCAACCCTCGGCAGAATTGCCCAGCTCGCAGGCCAGGGCTCAGCAATAGGAAAAGCAGCAGCCGTAGCAGATGCGACAATCAAAGGAATCCAAGGGGTGCAAAACGCATACACAACCGCGCAAAGCTCTCCGATTACCGTGCTTTTCCCAGCTTATCCAATAGTGCAGGCAGGGCTCGCGGCAGCATTTAGTGCAGCTCAAATAAAAAGCATACTCAGCACTCCAAAACCATCAGCGAGCGGAGCGGTCGGAGGATCTTCTGTATCTGTTCCTTCAGGAGCTAGCGCTCCAGCGCCTCCAGCTTTTAACGTAGTGGGAGAATCTCCTGAGAATCAGCTTGCACAAACAATAGAAGGAAGAGAATCAGAGCCAGTAAAGGCTTTTGTAGTATCTTCGGACGTATCAAGCGCGCAAGCTTTAGATCGAAATATAATTGAAAACGCAGCAATCGAATAAATATGAAAATAATTGAATTAATACTTGACGAAGAAAATGACGATGTAGGAGTAACTGCTATATCGGTAGTAGAAAATCCAGCAATCGAAGAGCAATTTTTGGCCCTTAAAAGCCAAGAGTACAACTTTGCCCAGCAAGACAAAGAAAAAAGGCTTCTGATTGGCGCTGCTTTAGTGCCTAATAAGCCCATATACAGAAAAACAAAAGACGAGGAGTATTACATATATTTTTCAAAAGATACGGTCAGAAAAGCTTCTGAAATGTTTTTTAAAAAAGGCAATCAATCAAAAGCAACTCTCGAGCATGACATGGCCTTGGAAGGCCTTACCGTAGTTGAATCTTGGATTGTAGAATCTGACAAAGACAAATCAAGACATTACGGATTAAATGTACCGGTGGGCACGTGGATGATTAGTATGAAAGTTCAAAACGATTTGATTTGGAACGAATACATTAAAACAAACAAGGTAAAAGGATTTTCAATTGAGGCTTTTATGAGCGATAAAATGAAAAGGCCAAAAGATAAAACCCTAGACGAAACGCTTTCTCAGATTGAAGAAGAAGAAGCTGAATTTTTAAACAAAAAAATTACTGGATTTTTAAGCGATCAAGAGGTAGAAATGGAATCGTATTCCGATTATCCTGACGCGGTTAAAAACAACGCAAAAAGAGGCCGAGAACTCAACGAAAAAGTAAACAATAAATGCGCTACGATGGTCGGGAAAGTAAGGAGCGCAACTCTTGCAAAAGGAGGCGCGATCGAGGTAGATACGATTAAGCGCATGTATAGCTATTTGAGCAGAGCTGAAGAGTATTACGATGAAGGAAACACAGAAGCTTGCGGAACAATTTCTTACCTTCTTTGGGGAGGCAAAGCTGGCCTCAGATGGTCAGCAAAAAAACTAAAAGAATTAGGAGAAATCGATCTTCAAACTCAAGTTATAAATGACGATTACGCAATTATAGACGACAGGCTTGCGTATAGCACAGAGGAAAAAGCTCAAGAAATGGCTGAAAATTTAGGGTGCGAAGGATTTCACATTCACGAGCTAGACGGGAAAAAATGGTACATGCCTTGCAAAACTCACAAAATGACAAAGGCAGAATTTAAAAAATACAAGTGCCCGCCTGGATACAAAAAAGATTACAAAAAACACAAGTGCGTAAAAATAAGCGATAGCGAGTACGCTGAGATAGGGCCAAGAGGAGGAATCAGAAAAAGCCCAAAAGCTCCAAAGTCAGATACGCCAAATCCAAAACCAAAAGGAAAAGGAACGGCCAAAGGAGACGCATCAACTTCAAGAGGAGCAAAAGTTTCAGAAAAAGACTTGCAATCCTTGCAAAAAAAAGCAGATGAATTCAATGAGAGATACAAGAAAAAACTCGGATACGGCGTTACTGTCGGCCAATTAAAAGCAGTATTTCAAAGAGGCCTCGGCGCTTTCAATACTTCCCATTCTCCGAGGATCAAATCTCCTACGGCTTGGGCTCAAGCTAGAGTAAACGCGTATTTATATATGGTAAAAAATGGCAGGCCTCAGAATCCAAAATATACAGGAGATTTTGATCTGCTGCCAGCTAAACATCCAAAAAGTTCGAAGAAATGAAAAAGAAATACAAATCAATGTCAAGAATAAATCCAAGAGGAGGAAAGCGGGGGTGTTTATGCAAAGATAAAAAAACATACGATCCGAAATGCTGCACCGGAGAGATGCACGCGCAAGGGATAGGAAAAATTTAAAAAAATATGACCGGTTTTTGGCTCGTCAATCGTTTATATAGTATAACACTTTTTTTACATAATTTATGAAAGCAACCGAAATTTTGAACGAAATCAAGAATGTTTTGGGGATCGAGCTTTCGGAAGAGACCTTAACATTGGCTACAATGAAATTGGAGAACGGCACCGAAATTGAATCCGAAAACTTCGAAAAAGGCGGCGACGTCTTTATTAAAAACGATGAGGGGGATTCGATTCCTCTACCCGTTGGCGATTATATGCTTGAAGATGGACGCACTCTTATAATCAAAGAGGAGGGAAAGATTGAAAGCATAAATGAGAAAGAAGAAGAAAAAGAAGAAAATTCCAAAGATGAAGTAAGCTCTGAGGAAAATCTTGAAGAAGAAAAAGAAGACAAAAAAGAAGAAATGCAATACGCTACCAAAGAGGAGCTCGCTGAAATCAAAAAAGACATTGAAGATATAAAAGCAATGATCAAAGATAAAAAAGAAATGAGCAAAGAAGAAGGCGAAAAAGAAGAAGAAAACCAGGTAGAAGTAGAAGCAGAAAAAGTAGAGCCAATCGCTCACAATCCTGAGGCTTTGTCTTCCCATCAAAAAAACACTCCTTTTTATCAAAGCGAGCAATTGAGTATAATAAGAAACATGATTTATAAAAAATAATTTAAAATGGCAGAATTTGTATCAAATGACGTAGTAAGAATTTTAAGAGATACTGAAACTCTTACAGGCGTAAAGACATTGACTAGCGGAGATAGCGGCAAAACGTATTTTCTTGATGCTGCAGGAGGCGCTACAATAACATTACCCGCATTAAAAAACGGGCTAAATTTCAAATTTATAGTAGCTGACAATTTCAGTACTACAAATTGGGTAGTTGACTCCGCAGAAGGAGACAATATCGAAGGTATGATCGAGGTGGCTGGCGCCGTGGTGGTAGCCTCTGGAGAGGATCAAATCAATTTTGTAGCTTCAGCAGAAGCAAAAGGAGATTTTATCCAATTAGAATGTAACGGCACAAATTGGTTTGTTAGCGGACAAGCTGCTCTTTCAGGCGGAATTACTGCTACAGATCCTTCTTAATAATTAATAAATTTTAAACAATGGCTACAACCCATAATATTACAACAAGCTTCTCAGGCAAGGCGGCTGAGGGGTATCTTCGTGCCGCACTCTTGAGTGGAAAAACGCTTAACTCGGGCGCGGTCGATATTAGAGACAACGTACAACACAAAGAAGTTGTTCAATTACTATCATCTGACGCAAATCTTGTAAAGCCAGCTACTTGTGATTTCGATCCAACAGGTACGCTTACAACGACTGAAGTAGTTCTTGAGCCTACTGAGTTTCAAGTAAATCTTGAAGTATGCGCAAAAAACTACCGAAGTTCTTGGGAATCTTTACAAATGAGAGGAATCAGATCAGGTATTCCAAACTCTTTAGGAGAGTTTATTCTTGAGCATGTTGTTGCAAAAACAAACGACGCAATCGAGAAGGCAATCTGGACAAACTCTACTTCATCAACTGATTTACCTTTTGATGGATGGGAAACTTTGGCGGCTGCAAACTCTGACGTAGTAGACGTTTCTGCTTCTTCAGTAACTGCTTCAAATGTTACAGACGAAATTGGAAAAGTAGTTGATGCTATTCCGAGCGCAGTATTAGCTCAAGAGGATCTTTACATCTATCTACCGACTGCAATATTTTACAAATACGTAAGAGCTCTTGGAGGTTTTGCATCTCAAGGCCAAGGAGCTTCAGGTATCGGTAACGAAGGTCATTTATGGTATAAAGGCCAGCAAGAGCTTTTCTACGATGGAATCAAAGTCCTTCATTCGCCAGGTATGACGAGCACGAAAATGATGGCAGCTACTAGACACAATATGTTGGTAGGTACATCGCTTTTCAGCGAGTTAAATCAAGCGTCAATCTTAGACATGAGCTCTCTTGACGGATCGCAAAACGCGAGATGTATCCTCAGAGGATCAATCGGCGTGGAGCTTGGATACGGATCTGAAGTAGTTCTTTATTCATAAATTAAAAAGCTAAGGGGGATTTTTTCCCTCTTAGCATATTTTTAACCTTAAAAATTAAATCAAATGGCATGTAATCTTACAAGAGGATACGCAGTAAATTGTAAAGATCAAATCGGTGGAATTGTCAGAGCTTGGTTTACCAATTTTGGCGGACTTGGAACTCTAACAATTGACGCGACTGATCAATGTACGGACTCTAGCGGTACGGCCGTATGGTTTCAATATGACTTAAAGAATAGCGCAAATACTTTGACCGTAACTGCAAATACTGCAAGAGATACGGGCACAACTGTATTTTCTGCCGTTCTTTCTTTGGCTTTGCCTAAACTAACAAAAGAGCAAAACGTAGAATTTAAGCTTTTAAGTTTTGGAAGGCCTCACATCATTGTAGAAGACAGAAACGGGCTTTTTCATTTGTTAGGAAGGACGCACGGGTGCGATATGACGGCGGGCACAATTGGAACGGGAGGCGCATTTGCAGACGCTTCTCAATACACGATGGAATTTACCGCAGAGGAAAAAGAGCCGCCTTTGACAATAAGCGGCGCCACTTCGGCAAATCCAACGGCTGGCTGGTCAAGTCATACAGAAACTATTACCGTAGGTACAAATAGTTAAAAAATTGTGTTCTGTTCGGGGGAATGTTTTGTAAGGCATTCCCTTTACAGAGCGCGTAAGAAAAATTTATGAAAAAAAAAGAAAAAAATATTTACAAAAAACAATTCGATTCACAAGATTTTTCAGAAATTAGTATGAATAATTTGAAAAAAGAATTGGATGAAACTCAAATTGAGGATTTAGGAAAGTCAGGGAGATACAAAACTGAATTTGCTATTTACGAAATAAGATGATCATAATTGACAGAGCACAAACGTCGAATACGATTAGCTTCATTCCAAGTTCTTACAACCCAACGGGATCGAATATTTTCAAAATTACCATGATCGACGAATCAAAAAATACGCAATTATTTACTCAAACAGTATCGAGCTTTTCGGCCAATGATTACTATTACCAATATACAGGAGCATTTGGCCAAGATCAAAACGCCGATACAATTTTGACGCTAGAAATTACAGATACGTCATCCGGAGAAGTTCTTTGCAGAGATAAAATACTCAGCACAAATCAAACGGCTACGGCATACTCTTTGAACAACAACAAATTTACTACAAACACAACGGCGAATAACGATTTTTTAATTTATGAATAATCAGGATTTCCATATTGTAAACTTATCGGCTTATCAAACGCCGGAAATTGTAGAAGATCCAAGAATGGATTTTGTTGCTTACGGAGATGATAATCTGTATTACCAGGAATTGATTGACGCTTACTTAAATAGCCCTACAACAAATAGCATCGTAACGGGAGTTACGAATCAAATTTACGGGAGAGGAATTTCTGCTCACAATGCTTCTACAAATCCTGAAGCTTTTGCAAAATTTAAAAATCTATTCAAAAAAAAATGTTTACAAAAAATTTGTTTAGATTTAAAGCTCCTGGGAGAAGCTTCATTTCAAATCACATATAAAAACAAACAAGTAGAAAGCGTTTCTCACTTTAATAGAGAGACTCTGAGAGCAGAAAAATCAGACGACAAGGGAAAGATCAACGCGTATTTTTATCATCCAAAATGGAAAGAATACAAAGAAGGAGACGAACTTACAAGAATCCCGATATTTGGATCAGGAGCTCCGAATGAAATTTACATCATTCGAAGATTTATTCCTTCAATGCACTATTACTCTCCGCCGGATTGGAGCTCAGCTTTAAATTATTCAAAATTAGAGAGCGAAATTTCTGAATATTTAGTAAACGAAGTAACCAGCTCTTTTTCAGGCCATAAGCTGATCAATTTTTCAAATGGCGTACCAACAATTGAAAAGCAACATTTGATAAAAAACGAAATTCAAAACAAGCTTACCGGAGTAAATGGAGAAAAAACAATTATTTCTTTTTCAGATTCTCCGGAAACAAAAACAACGATTGAAGACATATCTGTAAACGATGCTTCAGACGTTTACTCCTATATTGCAGAGGAGTGCTCAAAAAAACTACTTTTAGCAAACAGAATTACGAGCCCTTTATTGGTAGGTATAAGGGATGCAGGAGGTAACTCGCTAGCAAATAACAAAGACGAAATTGAAGCGGCTCACAATCTTTTTGAAAATGTAGTAATCAGGCCTTACCAAGAGTTAATTTTGGAGGCCATTGACGACATTTTAGCGGTAAACGGAATCGCTCTTGATTTATATGTGCAAACTTTGACGCCGATCGAGTTCGTAAACACTCAGGAAATAATTACAAAAGAAAAAAGAGAAGAAGAAACGGGAGAAGAACTTTCAAAAATTAAAGATTTTGAAGACGATGAATTACTGGAGGAGCTTTTGCCTCTTGGAGAAAATGAAAAAACCCTCTTTGATTTTGGTTACAAATTAGTAGATGAAAGAAAAGCAGACCTAAAAAAAGAAGATGATCTTGACAAAGAGATCAATCTTACGTCAGCGCCAAAAGGTAAGGGGGATCAGGCCAGTAAATTTGACGGAGAAACAGAAAAAGGCAAAAAATATCTCATAAGATATCAATATGCTCCTCAAGCGGTAAGCAAAAATTCAAGAAAATTCTGTCGCATGATGATAAAAGCAAACAGAGTTTACAGAAGAGAAGACATCGATCGAGAATTTGCAGGTAATTCAGAATTTGCGCGTAAAGGAAAAACAACTTACAACCTTATGAAATACAAAGGCGGGGTAAATTGCAAACACTATTTCATAAGAAAAACTTATTTACTAGATTCAGATTTGAAAATTGATCCTAATAATCCAAACGCAAAGAAAAATTTGATTTATAAATCAGAAGCAAAAGCGGAAGGCATTCCAATTGACAAAGCTTTTGAAAAAGAAGCAGCAAAAAGAATGATTGACAGAAAAAACGGAGGTAGAATTACAAAATAAAAAACATGGCAGACGTATTATTTGTGAGTAAAGAAGATATTATCAGAAAAAGCCCGTATGTAGATGGCAACATTGACGCGGATAAAATCATCCCGGCGCTGCATTTGGCCCAAGTTCAATACTTGAAAGAAATAACAGGCACAGATCTTTACAATAAATTAAGCTCAGATATAAGCGCTTTTGTAACAAGCGGAACAACAATACCGGCAAATTATAAAAATCTGCTGGATGATTACATAAAACCAATTTTGATACATTTGACGCTTGCAGAATTTTTGAAAAGCGCATCAATCACGGTATCAAATAAAGGCGTTTTTAAACATCAATCAGAAAACTCTTCAGCGCTTTCTCCAAAAGAGTTAAAAGAATTAATCCAGGTGGAAAGAGACAGAGCTGAAAGTTATACAGAGCGTTTTTTGGATCATATGGTATTCAATGCTCCGAGTAAATTCCCCGAGTGGTTTTCCAATACGCAGGATGATCAGCATCCGCAGTACGAATCTTATACAATTGATTGGGTATTATGAGCGGATTCGGCGAAATATATTGCGAAAGCTGGTGGGGCGATAATAACCGATCAATCGGGTGGGGAGAGGTTTACCCTTTATGTAATCCGATGAGCGTGGATCGAACAGATTTGACAATTGACGAAACTTTAGAAGTAACAATAGACATGAATTAAAAATGAGTAGTATAAATATAAACGTAGGAACAAGCGCAAACGATGGATCAGGAGAGTCTTTGAGAAGCGCATTTATTTCGGTAAGAAAGATGCTTGCTGAATTATATAATATCACATATACAAGCGATACGCAAGACATCTCCGGTACGACTTTTAAAGTGCCTCTTGCGACAATATCAGATCAGGCCGCCAATACAGTAATGGTCAGGGATGCAAATTCAAGCGGAGCTCTATCTGCAAAAGCAGTAACAGATACGCAAGTATTGATCGGAGATGGAACAGGCTTTACCGCTGCGGCTCTTTCAGGCGATGCGACAATGACAAACGCAGGAGTGGTAAGCATAGCAAACAACGCGATTGATCACGATGAATTAGCAAATAGATTTGCAAATAAAGTAGATAAAACTGACACAGGAAATTTTACAGTTGACTGCTCAGCAGGAAGCGTATTTCTTTGCTCCGGAAATATCGGCACGGCAAATATAACCTTTGACAATATGAAACAAAATCAAGTTGTAGATTTAGTATTGTCCGGCACTTTGTCTTCTGCGGCCATTACATTCGTAGGCGGCACAGGATTAGGGACGACTACTTTTAATAAAGTAGGAACGACAAGTATTGACACGAGCAAAACGAATCATGTTTCTTTGATTTGCGTAAAAGAAACAGACGGATCTTCAATAGTAAATTATACAATAAACACTTACGCAAGCGATAGTAACCCAGACGCCTCTTAATTATGAAAGCAAGAATAGTAAACGGAAAAATAGTAAAGTATCCAAAGTTACCAAGTAGCTTCGGAAACGTGGTGGTAGGATTTGACAGATTGCCATCAAGCGAACACGAGAAAGTAGGATTTTACGATATTGTAACGCCTGAATATAACAAACAAGAGCAAGTAATCCATAATTTGCATACGATAGACAACTACGAAGATGCAGAAGGAAATACAAAAACTGTATTTACCTATGATGTAAAAAACCGAACTTTTGAAAAAACGCTTGCAAAAATGAAAGCGGAAAAAATCGAACAACTCAAAGCCAACGCAAACAGGGATTTACAGGTTACAGATTGGTATGTAACCAGGAAAGCAGAAAAAGGAACTGCAATACCTGGCGATATAGAAACGCAAAGAGATCAAATCAGAAGCTCAGTCAATACGAAAGAATCAGAAATTAACGCTTTGACTAAAAAAATAGACGTTTATAAATACAGTATATAATGCCAATTAATAGAAGAATACTTTCGCAAGATGCAGCAGTATCAGCAGCAGAAGCAGATTCAGCGCAAGGATTAGTATTACACCTTGATGCTAACGATGAAGATAGTATAGAAAATGGTGGTGCTAATACAGGTGCAGGTAGTGGTACTTGGTTTGATATTTCTACACACGATTTAAATGTACCTTTAGTTGATAAAGCAAGTAATTTACAATTACATCTTAACGCAAGTGATACAACTTCGTATGGGGGTAGTGGAGATGATTGGACAGACATAAGCCAAAATTCAAATACTGCTTCAGATACAAGCCCTACATTTAGTTCCGACACAAGAGGGTATTTTGTTATGGATGGCTCTAACGATTACTTTACCATTAATTATGATGCAAGTTTATATATGACCTCTAATACAGGTTTTACAATAGAAGCATGGGTAAATAGAGATAGTAATAGTGAACAGTATATAATTGCAAGTGATGATGGATCAACTTACCCTTTTGCTCTTCAATGGATGAATACTACGCATGGCTATAATGGTTGGATTAGTGGAAGTTCTTTTGGTGGTACTGTGGGACTGAATGAAACTTCAACAAATGGAATAGGCGAGTGGGATCACGTTGTAATTACTCAATCAAGTAGCGATAGAAAAAACAGATTATATGTAAATGGTACATTAACAAGCACTTCGGCTGCCGTTACAGGATTTCATTCTACATCATCAGGCGTAAACGTAGGCGCTTATCACAACGAGACAGGAAAATTTGATGGCAAAATAAGTGTCATAAGAATTTATAACGTTGCTTTAACTGCATCAGAGATAGGGCAAAATTATAGAGCAGGTAATTTTTTAAATTATTCATCTATAATTACATCTAAACACGAAGCAACTCAAGGTACATTACATACAAGTAATTTGCAAATAGATTTAGATGCTAATAGTTACAGCGGCAGTGGGAACTGGTTAGATGGTGCTAACGACTACGATGCAACAATTTCAGCAGCCACATATGTTAACGATAATAATTCTGATTATTTTGATTTTGCAGGCAGCACTAATAATCCAGTTTCTATAAGTTATAATAGTATTTTAAATGCAGCCGCAAGAACTTGGGAGTTTTGGGTTTGGTTTGACACAGATGCAATGAACTTTTTTGGTGGAACATGGGGAAGTGCTAATAACACTAAAACTGTACTTTTTAGAATGAAAGACAGTAATAATGCTATTAGAGCTCAAGTGTATGATGGTGCTGGATCTGCTGTTGAACCTACGACAGCTAATAATGTAGTGAATACAAATGAGTGGAATCATATAGTATTTACAAGTGATAACAGTGATAATAGTTTTAAAATATATGTAAATGGGGTTGAAAAATATTCAGATACATTAAGTTTTAATATGAATACCTCATCAACAGAAAATTTTATTATTGGAGCTGGAGGTGGTTATTCATCTAATAGATTAAACGGTAGAGTTGCACAATTTAGATATTATAATGCAGTGCTTACTTCAGCACAGGTAAATACTAATTATGATGCTACTAAAGCATTGTATCAAAATCCTAATGTATTAACTGATTTAAGGCCTTCAGATTATTCCTCAGGCACAACATGGAGTGACTCTAGTACTAAAAGTAATAACGCAACTTTAAATAACTTTAGCAGTACCGTTGCTGATTACTATGATCAAGAACTTGGTAACTTTTTTGATTTAGATGGTAGCAATGATTATTTTTCAACAAGTATTACTAAAAATTGGGCATCTATACCTTTTTCAGTAGAAATGTGGTTTAACACAGATTCAAGAAATGGTGAATATTTATGGGGATTAAATGAGAATACCAGCATGGCCTATGGGGTAGGTGCGTCTGTTAGAGGTTCTGGTAATAGTTACCATTTACAATTTCTTGGTTCAGGTCTTATAGTAAGTGCTGGAGTTGTTGAAACAAACCGATGGTACCACTTAGTTTTTACTTCTGATGGCACAACTAAAAAAGCATATTTAGATGGAGAATTAAAAGGTACCGGCACAACAACTATTAACAGTGCAGCAAATGGTAAAGCATTTATATTTGGTAGGTATGGAACATATAATGGAGCATATTTTAATGGTAAAATAGGCCATACTAGAGTATATGAAGGTGTTTTAACAGCGGATCAAGTAGCACAAAACTATTTAGCTACAAAAAATAAATATCCTAATGGACATAATGCAACTATAAATGGATCTCCTACTTGGAGCACTAATAGCAGTCCTGCTTATAATTATTTTTTAACTGATGCTAGTAGTGAATATTTCACTATTCCAGATAACCCTGTTTTTGATTTAATAAACGAACAGTCTATGGAATTATGGTTATATAGAATTGGGACAGGGACCGGCCAATATACTATAGATAAAGCAACGAACAGCTCATCTAATTATGGATGGCAGTTTTTATTTTCAACAAATGATAAGTGGTATTTTCAAATGCATAATGCTCCCTATAGTGGCCTTGCAAATCTTTCTGTTTCTAGCAGTGTAAATACATGGGAACATATAGTGGTTACTTGTAATGGTAATAACGAATACAAATTATATAAAAATGGTTCTTTAGCAGATACACAAAGTGTTTCAGGAACTGTAGCTCGTACAACTGTAGGATTAACTTTTGGAAAATATTCTTTAGGTAGTCAAGCATTTAATGGAAGATTTGGTATGATAAAATTTTATGATAAAACTTTATCTACAACAGAAGTTACTGCAGCTTATAATAATACAAAAGGAACATATGGTATTACATAAAATTTAATTAAATATGAAAAAAAAATTTAAAGATACTGCAGTTGGAAAATTTTTATTAAAAAAAATACCAACTGTAGTCGGATCAATAGCCAGTGGTACACCAGCTGGTGGTATTATAGAAGCTATAATAGGTAGTAGTGAAATGTCTGAAGGTGATAAACAAATTGCTTTAGAAAAACTAAAACTTGAAAGAGCTGAAATAGACGGGACAACAGAAAGATGGGTCGC